GAATACTTCTTCTGCCACTTCTTGGCTAGCTTCGGGTTCGTTGCGAACAGGAACCTCATCTGTGCTTTGCTCTTGAACGGCATTTTCTTGTGGTTCTTCTTTTGTGGGAGGGGGCATACTAAGATCTATCTTGTGAATGCCGGTTTCCTCGGTTACATTTATACCGGCATTTTCTAATACCGCTTTTTCTTTTTCTTGAGATGTTGAGGCTTCGCCGTCAACTATTTTTGCTTCTATGTTTTCAGCCATAATAAAATATTATATAATTATACACTATAAAATTACTTGGGTTCAAAAGAACCTAAGTTAAAATTACCACTAATTATATCGTTTCCAGAGGATTCGAAGTTTTTTGGCGGTAAATTGTTTTTTCTTTGATTAATCAATTCTGATTGTTGCGAAGCTACTAGCCTCGTTCTATCATCTTTTCGATCTTCTTTTTCAGTTAATTCTTTTTTCTTTAAATCGGTGTCATTGCTTTTAAGCTGCATATTCATTTGAAACTCAAGATTCATTAGCTCTTTTTTAAGCTGAGCCTCCTGCGTTAATTTATTAGTGTCAAGCTGTGCCTTAACCTGTTCTAATTGTATTTTGCTTTGGACCAACGCTTGTTGCTTTTGAACTTCTGCCTGAGCTGCTACTTGCTGCGCTTGAGCATTTGCTTGAGATTGTGCCTGTATATTTTGTTGTTGTATTTGCTGGTCTTTTAATTGCTTTTTACCTTTGCGTATTTTAAGCATTTGATTAGCCAGCTTTAAATTTTTTATTTCTCGAACATCGATTGCATCATCTAAATCAATTAATCCAGCGGATAAAGCTACTTGCAAATTGTTTTCAAGTAATTGTTTTTCCTCTTCATCTGGCATTAAGTTTATATAAATACCAAAATCATACAAATGTAATTCATCTAATTCAGAAAGCGTAGCTACATTATGTACGCCAATTTGCTGTATAAAAGCATCTTTCGTAGGTGAGTACTCAATAATATCAGATATTCTTAAAGATATTTTTTCTGCAGTTTCAGCAGTTAAAAACAATCCGCTTTGTAATATGTGCCTTGTGGCGGTATTTGAATTCATAGCCGCCAACTTTTGAACGCCTACTAAAGCATTTTTGTCCGGGTTGCTGCCATCTCTTGCTTCGTTCAGGCCAGTAGCATCACGCATCATTTGTAAATAATAGTTGTATGTACTAATTAAAGATGCAATTTTATTACTACCTGGATTTGACGCAATTTGTTGAATCGGTATTTTACCAGGGTTTAAATCGCCATCTGACGTAAAAGATCTACCAATTACAGAACCTGTTTGAAAAAACATATTTAATGCTTCCTGCGGGTTATAATTTGTTCCGTTACCTAAGTCAATTTCAGCTAGTCCATCAGCATCGAGGTACACTCCGTCCGGCACCATTCGTGCCATAACTTGTTGTATTTTTAAATGCGTAAGCTGTATCATATCTGCAAAGCCAGTTATTCTGCTAACCAAAGATTCTACGCGACCATTATATACTCTTGGAGCAACAATGGAATAGTTCATACGAACTTTATTCATGTCGCTTTTAACCCGCAACATATTAGGGGCTATTTGCCATTTTAATAGTTTGCGAGATCCCAATATATAAACTCCCTCAAATACAACCTCTACAGCTCTTGATATTTTAGAAAATTTAGATCTAGGATCATTAGGCGGATTAAATAAATCATTTTTTGGAATTACTTTTTCTGCACCAGAGGCTGTTGTTTTAATTTTATAAACCTCGTTTATATATGTTTTATAATTAAAATATAATACATCTACTGTGTTTACATCATAATTATTATTATCAGTATTTTGTTTATTATAAGTTTTATACTGAGAACTTCCGGCACCGCTTATTTTTTCTAAATCTTCTTGTGTAAGATTTGGAAAATCTTTTTTAAGTTCATTTATAGGTACGGTTTTTAATTCTCCCACATAATATATATCATCAAAATATGGGGAATCCGTATAAGAATAAACTAAATTAGCAGGGTCTACATATTCTATTTTAATACCCTCTGCTGTTGAAAATGTTGTTTTCGTAGCCCCAATACCCAAAACAGCTAGGTCGTAATAAAATCGTTTTTTAGTTAACTCATATTTGTTTTGTTCAAAAACAACATTTAAAGCCTGCTCTTCTGCCATTTCAATAGCTTGCTTATAGGTAAGTTGCATGTGCAGCTGTAACTCCTCTTCATCTTGCGGAAGCTTGTCTTTTTCGGTTTGAGCTATTTTAATCCCAAAGTTTTGTTCTGAAAAATCAGCCAAATCCTTAGTCTTCATGTCTATCATTAAACCTTCCATATATTGTGTGCGTTTTGACACGCCATATGGATCTTGTGAATACGCTTTTATGTCATAGCCTCTTTCGGCAATACCATTAACTACAATATCTACAAACTTAGGTATAATTGGCACAGGCTTCCAGTCTAAGTTAAGATAAGACATATCACCATTAATTGATAATTCATCTTTATACTTTTGCACAGATTGCTCACCTCTCGCGTATAGTCTTAACTTATGAAAATTTTGTTGATTCAAATGATACCTGTTCGTTGCAGAATCTCTTTTAAACCATTCGTTTTCTATTGCACGTGCAATTTCATCGCCATAGGCAAGACTCATTTTTTCTTCATCACTAGCAACTTGACTAGGGAAATAATTTTTACTAACTGCTTCAGCCATTGGTTTTTATAAGTTTCGAGGTACTACCATCGTTTCTATATCTTCCGATATTAAAGTTAACTTTTAATTTTTGCTTTTCTTGGTTAGGCTTATAAAGATTTTTATTACAAGCCATAATAGCGAGGCCGGAGCTTATTGCGGCATCATATTTTGTTCTTTTATTAATGTTAAATTTAGACCAATCGTTTAATGTATTATTAAAATACATATTACCGTATTCGCCTTCCTTTACAATTCCAACATAATTTTGAATATAAGATTCAATAGCGGCAGCGTGTGCTTGCCTAATGTCTTCTGAGGAGTTTGGTATACCTCCAATTTCTTTTTCTGTAACCGACAGTTTGTTTCTAGCCTTATCGGGACGGTTCATTGAAAAACCACGGTACCCTCTTCTTCTTAAATAATATAACAATCTAGGTTTATTGTTTTCAGCAAGTAATGGCATTCCGTAAAAAGCAAGAGCCATTAATACGTCTTCAAAAAACATTTCAGCGGTTTGGGGCCGCGCAACATATTCTAAAAAAAACATATTAGCTGGAGCATCTTCCATACTAAATTTTGTTAATCCGTGCAATGCGCCCTTTGATCCTTGCCCATCGGTTGTTCCGGATATATCATATGAGTCACATCCAAATGCACCCATATGTTCGTTACCTGGATACTTAACGCCATTTTTTTCTATTACACGGTTTTGTAAGTTTGCAGGTGGCACCCAACTAACTTTAAATCTTCCGTTTGGGTTTGGGTTAAAAATAACTTTGCTATCTTGTATGCCGTTTTCCCAGTTAAAGCTTCCTACTGTAACACCAGCTAGGCTTTCAATATCGTTATTATAATCTATTTGTTCGTATATACGAGCTAAATTAAATATACTATTTTTTGTTTCGTCTCTAAACGCGTGCTCTTCTGTGCGAGGGAACTGCCTATAATATTCGTTTAACCCGTCCTGGTCACCTTTTAAACCATCAACCTCATTATTCCAATGCTCAATAACTCCGACGTCTATAACGTCACCGTACGGCCCTTCGATTGGTTTTTTCGGCGTATCAAAGACAGAGTGTCCATAAGCATCAATGAATCCCTCGTAATTCCATTCCATAGGTATGAACAAAGAATATAATCCTGAGCGAGTCTGTCCGTTGCGGTTTCTTTTTTTAACGTTTGAATCATTGTACAATTTTTTAAAATTTTCACCACCTTTATCTAATGCGTTTGATGTTGAGCCCATCATGCACTTCCCTATAACTCTGCTACCTAGCCTTAACGTTGTTTTAGTAACCCTCCAGTTATTTAATATATTATCAGGTTTTTCCCATTTACCGGATTCATCGTGCACTAATAGCTTTAGTTTTTCGCCGTCATAACTGTTATCGCCTGTGTTTTTCCAGTCAATAGTCGTATCAAGACCTTCAAGCTCTTCTCTTTGCTGGCCTGATTGTATTGACTTCCTTGTTAACTTAGACGCTGGAACTCTATATGCTAATTCTGTTTTCGGACGGTCCATACCGTCTTGTATTGGTTTAAAGAAAAAAGGATAGTTTATTGAAATTGGTACAACCTTATCTGTAAACATTTTTTTTGCATCCCCGCCAGATTTGGACAATATTCCAAACCGTGCGTCGCTTGATATTGTAGCCCAGTTAACGGCTTCAGCTGATGCCATAAACGAAAATCCTGAACGTCTATTTTTGAGATAGCACATTCCATAACATCTGGAGTCTGCTTTGCAAGCTTCCCAGAAAATGAAGAAAAGTCTGTTTGCTTCCCTAAACTCTGGTGCCCCAACATCAATCTTGGTCCACTGCAGGTACATATAGTTAGTACCAGTAATGTAAGTAGCCACGCCTTTATTATAGAACCAATGGCCCTCTTCGCGTCTTCTGAATTCTTCATCTATGTATGGTTCCCACGTTTCTTGGAATTCTTCTGGATAATTCTTCCAATCAAATATGGTTTTTATTTTACTTAACTCTTTTGGGTAATGAGCTTTAACCCATTTATTTTCGCCTTTAACTAATTTAGTTGGAGCTGGCGGTAATGCTATTTTAAGGTTTTGTATTTCGTATACTTCACCTATTTGACCGGTCTTACTTATAACAACAACATCTTCTTCTTTGTTATAACCGTATTTCCACCGCTTAGCTTTGTTAAAGCGCCTTAGCTTGTTTATTTTAATAGGTTCTATAACCTTATATAACGTTTGCTGATACATTACTTACTTCTTTTTTCAGCAAAGCCTTTAAACGCTTCTTTTTTTTCTTCACGTGGTTTGTTTTCTAAAACCGCTTTTTCTTCTTGTATACGGTTTAATATTTCAAAGGCATCAAATATTGCAAGCTTTTTAGTAGCTGCTGCATTTTTTAATCTATCAGCGGACACATCATCTTCTGTGTTGGTAATAATTTTTTCTTCAGCTACTTTAATTAGCTCATCAACTGCTTTGTAGCCAGCTTGGATTATACTCGACTTCGTCTCCTTGATATTCATATTTAATTGAAATTGAATTGGTAGGCACACGATACATTCTTTCTTTTTCTACAATAAATTCGTATTCACTTGACGGTGTAAACCCAATCAAAGTTTTTGCTTTAATGCCATTTTTTTCTAATGCTCTATCCGCATATTTTATAACACCTATTAAAGGCCGTTCATTGTTGGTATCAAATTTATCTTTAGATTTTAAGGGTTTTACAAAACAAAACCCTTTAGGCGCGTGCCATTTATTTTTACGCTTATATAAAAAAATTTGGTCAGTCGTTATAAAGTATTTGTCTTCTTCAAAATAACTTGATGAATTCTTTTCTTTACCGCGAACATCGTACCACCGGCGAAAAACATTATGATGAACAATTACTTCGTCACCTTTTTTAATATCTGTTTTTTCTGAAAGTGGTGTTTCGAGCACAATAGCATTTCTGCTAATATACCTGTGATCTGATATTTCTGTATTTAATATTAGTTCGCTATCACCAATTTGTTTTTTGTTATTATAACGTTCTTTTTTTGGCTCTACTATAAAACTAAAAATGCTTCGCATTAATATTCTAAATTATACTCAACCGCCACTGCCATGTTTTTATTAAACTCTTTCCACGGCAATACTTCGTTGTTTTTCTTAATATAAATACTGTATTTGCTTTCTTTTTCAACTATATCACAAATAGTATGCCCGCCGTAAACCTCTTGACCTACGGAGTAATGCATAGCTTCGTTTTTATAGTCTCTCCCGATACTAATCTTTCTTATCAGATTCATCTTCGTCCGGGATTGCTACGTAAGTTCCATCTTGAATGTTTACAGATACTTTTCCGTATTCTTCTTCAAGTTCTTTTTGGAACGTTTGTAATTGTGATTGGATGTCAGCGGTTTGGTGCAATAGCCCGTGCTTTTCTGTTTCAAGCTGGCCTAATTGCATTTGTGCTTGGTTTAAGGTTTGTACGAACCCTTGCAATTTTTTTAATTGCTCTTCTGTAATTTTTGCGTCGTTAGACATAATTTAATTTAATTTAATTGTTAATAATAATTATTCTGCAGTTGGTAACTGCTTGGTTACACTGGTGGGTGTAATTTTTTCTACAAGCTGAGCATCTAATCCTGCTTTGATTGCGTCAACGTCCATATCGCTTGCTTCAAGCCATGCTTCTACGATTATTTGCGTAAGATCTTCAAAAGCAGTAAAGTCTTCAGCATCTGGCGCTGCTATTGTTTGTGTTCCAATAGAGTTTGCTGTATACGCGTTTCCATCTGCATCATTTTGATCAGATATAGCTGTAAGACCCCAGTGTATGTTATATACCACATCGGTAAGACTATCTTGAGACGGATATGTATCTAAAGCATTTATTTGCCAAGAATATGTATTTGCCATTATTGTTTTTTATTTTATTAATTTATATATAATTGCATAATGTTATTATTACACAATAGTTTATGTTTTTATTAATCTATATTATCAGCTTCAGCAATATATGTATTATACGCAGACACAACATCATTTGTCCATGCGGTTGTAGCATATGGTTGTAGCCCCGCTGGTAAATCTGCTATTGCTTGGTTTGGTGCATAGCTTTCTCTTTCATACGATTTCGCTATTACTTGTTCGCCGTCTGTTACTTTAATTTCGTAACGTGCTTGTAGGTGTTTAAAACTTCCTACAATTTCTATTTTATTTAATGTTCTTGTTTTTGCTAAAGCCATTTTTATTTATTTAAGATGTTGTATAAGTTATGTTTATTGTAACTTCAGTTGTTTCGTCACCCGGCAAATCTGTGTAGAAGCCGTTGTCGTAGAATGTTATTGTTGTTGTGTTATCAAGTCCATAAACAAATCCACGACCTGTATTTTTATTTGAAGTATTAAACAATGTTCCTGTAGCAAAACTGGTAAAGGTTGTATTTAAAATCGTAAATGGTAAATTTGTACAATTTCTTATTTGTGTTGTGTAATCTTCCGGAACATTATCACTAATATGTATTTCAACGTGTACTAAATTACCGATTTTTGTGTACCTACCTAATTTGGAACTTATTGACGTGCTTGTGCCCGTAACTGTTAAGTTAGGCGTAAACGTACCTTCTTCATAGTCGTCTAATTTATTAGCTGTAGCAGTGCCGCCAATATAAACACCATCACTTACTTCTATAGAACCAACCACATCTAGCTTCTGAGACGGACTCGTCGTCCCAATACCGACGTTGCCCCCGGACAGTATTGTCATTTTTTGAGTTTCAGTACCCCCTGTTCCTGTAAAGAAAGCAATACCGCCATACTCACTAGCTAATTTTAGATAATCACCACCGTCGCTATGCTGAACAAAAGATCTTCTTGTGCCTGCTTGGTTAAATGATATGTAGGGATTACCGGTGGCGGAAGTTGTGCTTACCTGTAATAAGTGATCACCACCTTCAACCTCTAGCTTAGCTACTGGACTAGTCGTTCCGATTCCAACGTTGCCTGAACTATTAATTGTTACTTTTGTCGAAACAGTTTCAGAACCTATATTAGCAGTAACACCTGTTTTAATATGAAAGTTAGAGCCTTGAGCTTCAAGATGCCAAGGATATGCAGTTGCTGCATTACCACTGGGTCTATAAAAAGCTAACACAGGGTTTTGGTTTGTTGTGCCCGGTATTACAATAGCAGAATTAGACCAAGTGCTGTCGCTTCTAACGTCAAGTTTACCAGCTGGAGTTGTAACTGTACCAGCTCCATTCGTGGCGGCAGTAGGTAATATTAATTTACTAGCTTCTATTATTCCGTTAACATCGAGTTTATTTGAGGGACTTGTCGTTCCGATTCCAACGTTGCCTCCGCCTAAAACTGTAAACCTTGTTGCTGCGTCATTGTCCCACGCCGTGGTTACATCTGAGGCAAAACCTTTTGCTGCAACTTGAAAAATAGGGTTGTTATTGGCGTTATATCCATAACAAACCATTTTTTGATAGTTAGAGTCAGTTGTTAAAGAAAATCCTGTATGACTTCTATAAAAAGCAGGAGTTAACGATCCTGTATTTACAGTTTTATTAAAAAGTAATCTTTCTGAAAATTCAGATGTACCATTAACATGAAGTTTAGCCCCAGGGCTAGTCGTTCCAATCCCGACATTGCCGCCGTAAGATTGTAACGATAAATTACCAGAATTTCCACCGCCAACATTTGTTTGTATTTGATATTGCCCACTGCCATATCTTCTAATATACATTCCGTCTGCTGTGCCATTAACAATTGAAACAGGTGATGCCTGAGCATTAATTGTCATTTTTGCAGTACCGCCTACAGTTGATGGAGTCGTTACCCCTATCCCAACGTTGCCAGATGAGTCAATTACAAATCTATCATTAGACCCTAAAAGACTAGAGCCTGAAATTTTAAATTTATCACTATCGCTATTGTCTACACCTAACGTGAATTTACTAGTATTATTTAGTTGAAAATTAATCTGGGAGTCACCGGTGCCGGTATTGTTTAAATTAAGCCTTGCTTGCGTACCGCTATCAGTTACTTGAATCTGGCCAGCGACTGTTAATTTTTCATTTGGACTTTCAGTCCCGATCCCTACGTTGCCCGTGTTTGTTATAGTCATTTTAGTGGTCATAGATCCACTATTACTAGTACCAAAATTAAGATTATGATTATTATCAGCGCCGTTTCTTATTGTGCCTATGGTACCAGCGGCATAACCATCATAACCATTCCCACCCATTCTGAAAGTAATCTTAGGACCAAACCCGTTTGCTGCAGTGCCGCTAGTCATCATACCAACATCTACTACTGAATATTGAGCGTTAGTAAAACTACTATTATAATAAAATTTAGCAGCGCCGTCTGTCCCTATAACTTGCAGTTTTCTACTAGGATTCGTGGTTCCAATTCCGACGTTTGAAGATCCGTTTACTTGCTTGATTAAAAATTTAGTTCGACCATAACCAGAAGTTATTTCAAATAAGCTATGTCCGTTTGGTGCTTCGTAGTTTTGGTTTTGATGTCTACAATCAAAAGTTACAATACCTCTAGAAGAAGCGCTGGCGTTGTTTTGACTTACAGTGTAATAAACACCACCACCAACACTAGTATTAGAATCAAATTTATATCCAACGCAATTTAAATTGGGGTCCATTGATATATTCATTCTATACGCGGTGGGGCTTGCCCCGGTAGAAAAAGTACTACCACTTACGTTTTCACTAAACGCATTAAAAAAGTTATAATTATTTGTCGAAGTTGGCGGTGGGAAATAGCCAACAATCCCACCAGCGTTAGAAAAAGCATAGTTAGCTTCTACTGAATCGTTAAAATTTAATATACCAGTTGTATTAGAGCTAGAAGCGGTAATATCATCTGCTCTACCCAACCTTAATGTTCTATCGCTAATTACAATATTAGCAAAACGACCCGCGCCATAATCTCCAAGAACCAAATTTGTATTACTATCAACAATAGTATCATTTGTAAGGTTATTGCTATTACCTATTACGGCAGCGTTAGTTGCGTTAGTAAGTGTATTACCGGTGCCTATAACAGCTCTGCCTGCAACATCAAGTTTTGAACTAGGACTAGCCGTTCCTATACCAATCTTTCCATCTACTATTAAGTCTGTGGAAGAACCATCGAAAATACCATCTGAAAGAAACTTCGGCATATTTTATTTTATTTTAATTATGAATATGTTGGAGTAATTGTTCCTATTCCAGTGCCCGCATCAATAATGACAACTCTAATATCATTTGTAGGTGTAGATGAAAACTGTACTCTAACATGATTAGGACTTCTAGTGGAACCATCACTTGTGTATTCTATATCTGCAAAAACCACTTCGCCTGTTGTATCATCGTATAACTGAACTATTAAATAATGCGAATTAATGCCATGCGCTATTAGAGCGGTTGTATTACTGCCCATTGAACTAACGTCAATAAGCGCAGTTTTAGTAGTTAAAAGATTATCTGTTAGCGCCACTGTGCCTGTTGCATCTGGTAGCGTTACAGTTCTATCTGCCGTAAGTGTTCCGGCTAATAATGTAAGTTCGTTTGCATCCGCCGCATTACCTTCGAATATAACGCCATTAGATGTAGATACAGTTTCAACATTATTAGTTGTTGTTGTACCTGTTACAACTAAATTGCCGGGTATTGCTATAGTTGTTGTTCCAGCTCCAATAGTAAGCGTGTTTGCACCAACACCATCAAAAATAGTTTTATTGCCAGCTGTAAGATCAATATCAGTAAGGCCCGTAAGTGTTGTATCTGTACCACCTAATGCAATTGTAGAATCACCAATTGTAATACTTGAATTTGCTAGAGAAGCGTTTGACACATTCGAAAGTCCTAATGTAATAGTGCCAGATGATGTTATAGGTGATCCAGAGTCAACATCAATACCGTCTGTTCCTGTAATTGCTACAGAAGTTACCGTACCGCCTGTACTTGCAACAAGAGAGACCCAAGCGCTGCCATTATAATATCTTACTTCATTAGCAGTGCTATTATAATATATTTGACCAGCCTCAGTCGCGGGCACATTGCTGGTTACATGCAGCTTTGCATTTTGCAACTGGTTGTTGTCTAGGTTAATATTATTAAGAAATGGTATTGCCATAATTAGTTCATATATGCTTTACCAGATTCTGCCCCGGTAAATGTTATTGTTAAGTTATTTGCGTCTGTATATGTTACATCTCCATACCCCTTTTGCCCCGTTGAAAGAACAACTGTTACCGAAGGGAATTTATTCAATGCGTGATTAATGTTCCAAGTTGCGCTTGCCGAGCCTTGGTTATGTGCGTAATTTTTATCAGAGCCTGTTGGGAACAAGCCAAGGCCATAGTATTTATCTTCTATAAAACTACCGTTATTTACCGTATTTGTAAGCGTTATTGTTTTAAAGTTTGTTTCGCTATGGTCTGAAACGTTTGTAATATCAAAAATACCAAAATTTGAAAAGTCGTCAAGCCTTACTAATATTACTTTTTGGCCGCTAAATCTATCAATAAGATTACCTATATCATTACCGTCAAAATCTAGCTTGCTAACTACAACGGTTGTTACATTATTAAATGTAGTATTATTTCCGCCAAGGCCATTAAAACTTATTGTTTGGGTAGTTCTATTAGAGGTTACAAACTTAAAATTTATTTGCCCCGCGATGCCTATAGCATTGGTATTGCTAAAAAAGCCCGCAATATCTTCTAGCTTAAAGTTTTTAGTTATTGACCCAGATGAATCAGTACCTATTACCTTGTCGTTTTTAGTTACAACAGTATCTCTTTGGTAGGTACTTATTCTGGCCATTATTTATTTTTAAATATATTTGTTGCTTTTTCAGTTGTTCTACCACCAAAGTAAGCTAGCACAACTGCCATCATTACTTTTTCAAATGTATCATTCCATGTAACACCAATACTAAAGGGTATTGAATCTACACTATCAAGAATACCCGCAAAGCTAAATACAACAATACACCACACTAAAACTAGTGGGCGTACGTTTTTTGAAAGCCAAGAATCTGATGCGGCATCCGCCTTCCAGCGGGTGCTTATAGCTTCTATTTCTTTATTCTGCTGATCAAATATTAATTGTTGTAATTTAATTTTATCTTCTAAGGAAATATCGGCTTTTGTAATCTCTGCTATTGCATCTTTTGGCGAAGTTACACCAGATAATACATTTCCTAAAGCAGGATTTATAACAGAAGCAGCACCTAGTAAAAGTTTACCAACGGTGCTGTCTTTAAATTTTTTCTTTGGCATTATCCTTTAAGACCTGGAAGCAAAGGTTTTTTACCAGATGCTTTTTCAACGTTATCCTTATCTTTTTGTTTAAATGTGCTAGGGCAAACCTTACTGTGACTACCCATTTGCATCACATATCCTTTTGTATTATCTTGTGGCATAATTTCTATTTTTTATTATTTTCTGAAAGACATTTTTTTATTTACTAGCATTGGCATTGCAAACTCTTTTGTTGTTCTAGGGTTTTTCATTGCTTTTCTTTGCAACTCGCCTTGCGCTTCAATGTCTCTTGCTTTTTGAAGCTGCTTTTGCGCTTGTGCTGTTTTAGTATCTTGAAAAGTCTTTTTTCTAGAACGTCTTTGCTGTGCAGCGGTTAAAGGCTTAGATAATTTTGCTTCTTTTAATCTTGCTTTAGCAGCTTTTACCGTCCGATCGCTCCTAACCATATTGCTTTCTAATCTTAATTCATTAGAGCCGCTTATATTTGGACTAGCCCTGCGGGCCTTTCTAGTAGCACTAGCGGCGGTTCTGTAATTTCTTCTAGCTTCCCTTAGCGCTTTTCTTGCTTCTTTTTTTCCTGATTTAAAAGCTTGCATTTCGTCTTTTCTTCCAAGCCTATCAGTTTTTCGTTGCTGCTGTTTTACGTCTCTTGCGGCTTGCTGTATCCCTCTACCTTCCACAATTCCTTTTCTTCGTGCTTGGCGTGTATCGTATGAGGTAAATGTATCAATCATACCTGGCTTGCTGTCACCTTTTTTATTATAAGTAAATTTTTCTAAGTTTGCTCCTGGAAGATCAGGTTTAAATACTGCATCAAATCCTCGATCAAAAGCAGGTTGATTAGAGTCAGCTTCAAACGTGTCAGTATCAAGAGATTCTAAATAATGTGTTT